CATTGGCGCATCAAGCTTGCATACCGCATGTTCACTGTGTGTGAAGGTGGTTCTTTGTTCATCCGCATGGCGGGACATCGTGCTCAAAATTCATTTGGCTATACCAGTTTTGCTTATAAGCTCATTACTGTCTCTGCCACTTTACTATTTGCAAAGGGTATTTACGATGCTTTCAGAAAGACTAGTTGGATGGACTTCGCAGAAGACCAAGAGTTAGCCCGTTGTTCAGAGGAGACTAAGTACGATATTATCAATACATTGCGCCAAGAAACTGTACTTAAAGATTACACAGTTGACACCCAAGTCAAAGTGCTCCGACCGAAGATGATGCAGATTCCTATGTGCTCAGATTTTGGTGATCCTTGTGAGAATCCCATTTCTTGCCCCCACGCTAAGGTGTATTCGGTTGCTGTCGACGTGTCCAAGTTGAAATGCTGTCGCGATACCTTAGGGTGTCGTTTTAGCAACACGCATGGTTACTGTCCTCACACAATGGACCCTTCTCTTTTCGTCAGGAATTGTGATCTGCAGGGGTCGCATATTTCCACCGCTCGAACCCCTGTTGCAAAGGATGATATGAAGGAGCGGGTTTTCTACCATCATGACCCTATGGTTCTCACACCGTATGAGGTCACATCTACTTCTCGATGTGCTGGTGGGCAACCTATTGAGCAATTCTTCTCACGAGTTGAGCGCAATTTGGCATATGTGAAAATTTCACCAACGTCTGGTAGTTGTGATGGGTTGGCAAATAGTATGCTACATGTATCCTCCCAAGTGTGGGTCACTAACAAACATGCACTCTTAGCCACTCCCTTCTATTTGTCGATGAAGCGCACACCCAACAGAGGTGTTGGTCCTTGCGTTGCTGATATCCTTGTCACATCTTCTATGATTGTGGTTTCTCCAGGCACGGACATAGCATTTTTGCTGCTGCGTGATGTACCTCCTGGACCCAACATGCTTGATTATTTCACCAACGATCTCAAGAAGTGTGTTTACCAAGGCAAGTATGTGATTCGTGACCGTGAAGGAGTGATCTCTCACATTGATCTCGAGAATATTCGCGACAATGCTTTTGGGTTTACATCTGTGGATGGTCTTAAGCGACCTATTGTACACACTCAGCCTACCTGGTTGGCTTCTCCATCGCGTCCGACAGTGTTGGGTAACTGTGGATCACCGATGTGCGCTGTTGGTAATGTGGGCGCTGTCATACTGGGCATCCATGTTTATATCCACAATGGACTGGTTGGTGCTCTGTACGTTCAGCGCAAAGCAATTGAAGCTGCAATCGCTCATTTTGGGGTTCGCATTAGTTCCGAGGGGACTTTACCCATTAGTGCTCCGTCTGCCCCTCGGGAGCTAGGCCCGCTACATGTGAAGAGTCCCGTGCTCTATACTCAATCCGGCACAGCTGATGTTTACGGAACTTTTACAGGTTTCCGAACTAAGCATAAGTCTAAAGTCGGGCCTACTGTGCTGTGTGATGCCATGAAGAGACGAGGCTATGAGGAGAAGTGGGCTGCGCCTGCTATGAATTATATGCCTTTTCATCATGCTTTGGCGGACATGACTAAGCCTGCTGTGGGTTTTGATAAAGATCTACTCGCAAATTGTCGGAGAAAGTTTGTTGCACATCTTATGACCAATCTATCAAATGAAGCCAAATCGTGTATTCACCCGTTTGATACCAACACAGCCATCAATGGCGTTGCTGGTTTGGCATACTGTGATAAGATGAATCGCCAGACATCCATGGGTGCACCATACTGCAAATCAAAGAAGATGTTTCTCACTCCGGTAGACTCTCCTGAGAATTGTGACTGGGTTGAATTCACTCCTGAGATTATGGAGCGTAGGCAATTGATCATTGACACATATCTCTCTGGTACGAGATTTCATGCTCAGTTTTGTGCTCATTTGAAGGATCAGGCAATGACAAAAGCCAAAGCTGTAGCTGGTAAAACGCGAGTGTTCTGTTCATTGGAGGCTTCAGCCTCTCTTTTGATGCGAGAAATGTTTTTGTGCGTGCCGATGAGTGTGCAGAATAACAAATTCGTGTGGAATGCTGCACCCGGGACTATAGCACAATCTCTTGAGTGGGAAGAATTGTATCTTTATGTGACTGAATTTGGACTTGATCGTATTGTTGCAGGGGACTATGCAAAGTACGATAAGAAGGTTCCAGCCTCCGTTATGATTGAAGCTTTCTTAGTTTTACTTGAGATGTTTGAACGATTGGGTTATTCTGATGATGAGCTTGCCATTTGTTGGGGCATAGTCATGGATGTCTGTTTCCCTACCACAGATTTTGGTGGTGATTTGATTATGTTCTGGGGAACCAATCCCTCAGGACACCCCCTTACCGTCATCATCAATGGTATTTTCGGAGTTTTGTACATTTTGTATGTGTGGGAGAAGTCCGAGTATGCTCATCTGGACTTTTTTGAGTACTGCAGACTCATGACTTATGGTGATGATATGTTTATGGGGATACACAAGGCCTGCACCACATTTTCTCATACATTCATTGCTATAGAATTGGCCAAGTGTGGGGTTGAATTCACCATGGCTGACAAAACATCTGAGTCGCGCCCGTTTATTCATATCAATGAATGTACCTTTCTGAAGCGTTCTTTTGTTTGGGACGAAGACGTGGGTGCTATGCTGGCCCCGCTTGATGAGGATTCCATTACACGGAGTCTTATGATAGCTACGGCCAGCCGCACTATATGTCCCAAGGCTCGTGACACTCAGGCTCTTAGCAGTGCCTGTCGCGAGTATTTCTTTTATGGAAAAGCTAAGTTCCATGAAAAGCGCAACCTCTTTATCAAATTGGTTGATGAATGTGATCTACATGCTTATGTGGATGACTCGACATTTCCCAGTTGGGATGATCTTTATCATCAATTCTGGAAGAATTCTACACATGTTATCCTGTCTCGCAGGGCTAACGATGTGTAGAATTATTTGTCTTCCCAAAGACGTAAAACTATGGGCGTAGAGTAAACTACGTTAAACAACCGCTCATCGAGGCCTTACTAGCCCTTTGAGTGTAATCATTTGTTGCCCCCACTTTACTCGGTGTGGTAGTATCCCCTGGAAGATACTCCAGCTGTGGCCATCTGCTAGAAAATGGCCCCTGCGCATTTTGCGCTTGTATTATTGTTCAATCTGACGTGATAACTGAAGGAGGTGGCGAATCGTCGCAAACTCAGCAAGGCACTACGTCATTTATGGATGAATCTGTCGGTCTCAAAGTAGGCTTAGACGAAAGTTATGATGGTATTTCAGCGCTGGATCAGACTGAGGAGGCGGATTTGTCTCGCTTCTTAGCTCGTCCAGTGCGCATTGGAGTTTTTACATGGAATGAATCCGATGCTGTGGGTACCACACATAATTATAATCCTTGGAGTTTATTCTTCTCGGATACGCGTGTGAAGTATAAGTGTAATAACTTTGCTTTTATTCAGTGTAAGCTAAAAGTCAAAGTGCTAATTAATGCATCACCGTTTTACTATGGTGCAATGATAGGTGCTTATCAACCTAATCCTGGTTTGACACCCTCGACTATTGTTAATGACTCAGGCACACGCTGGCTGATTCCAACTTCTCAACGTCCGCATATGTGGATTCTTCCACAAGGTTCGAAAGCTGATGAGATGACTCTGCCATTCTTTTGGCATAAAAATTTCCTCAACATGCAAGACAACCAAAACATGATTGATATGGGCAAACTGCAATTCATCAATTACACTGCACTTGCATCGGCCAATGGGGCCACAGGTGTTGGTGTGACCGTGCAAATTTATGCATGGGCTGAAGATGTAAAACTGTCCGGTCCATCTGTGGGCCTTTCGGTTCAGGGTGATGAGTATGGTAATGGTGTTGTCTCAGCACCGGCTTCGGCTATAGCCAGTGCCGCGTCGTGGTTTGAGGATATTCCTATTATTGGAAGGTTCGCCACCGCAACGCGCATTGGAGCTTCCGCAGTTTCTACTATTGCTTCTCTCTTTGGTTTTACCAATGTTCCAAATATCAAGGATACAGATTCTTTTCGTCCAACTGCATTCCCTCAACTCGCAACAACTACTATTTCATATCCAACGGAGAAATTGACACTTGATCCTAAGAATGAACTTACAGTTGATCCCTCCGTCTTGGGTTTACCGCCTATTGATGAGATGGTTATTGCTAATCTGGTGCAGAAAGAATCTTACCTTACAACGGCCACTTGGGCCAATACTAATTCAGTGGATGATCTTTTGTTCACTTCCATTGTCAATCCTACATTACACGATAATGATGGTGCAGGCAGTCCCAAGGTGTATCTTACACCCATGGCTTGGATTTCGCTTCTCTTTAAAGATTGGCGTGGAGATATTATTTTCCGCTTCAAGTTCATTGCTACACCATATCATAAAGGTCGTGTGCGTATTTCGTATGATCCTTCTGGTTATTCTGGTGAAAATATCATCAGTGATTCAGTGTCTCAAAATGTCGTTCAGACCCAGATCATTGATCTTGGTGAAGAATCAGATATTGAAATACGTATTCCATACCAGCAGGCTACTGCGTTTATGCAGACTCGTCAGGATTACAGTGCTTCCAAGATTGGTTGGTCTACCTCGTTATCGCCTACGTTCTTGTACAGCAATGTTTTTGACAATGGAACGATTACTATGCGAGTCCAAACTTTGCTTACAGCACCTGTTGCAGTTACTTCGATTCCTATCATGGTTTTCGTTCGTGCTGCAGAAAATATGGAATTTGCAAACCCATCCGCGAATTTGTCGCAATTTGCCCCTGGCGCATTTACAGTCCAGTCGGAAGTCTACGGCGACCCTTTGACTTTAGTCTCTGGGTCGCCTGCGCGAACTTATTTTGAACGCTATCTCATCAATTTCGGCGAGAGTGTTAAATCACTGCGTCAATTGCTCCGTCGGCAAACATTGTCCTACAATATACCTAATTCAACTGATAATACTGATGTTAGATTGATTCAGAAGTACAGGTTTGGCCGTTGGCCACTCTATTTCGGATATGATCCCAATGGGATTAATTCAGCTAAGGGCGTCGTTGCCACTACTACGAACTTTCCGTTTAACTTCGCTCAATCTACACCATATTGCTGGGTTGCGCCAGCTTTTATCGCCCAAAGAGGGTCAATGCAGTGGACTTTTAATGTTGACACCAACCTACCTCTCCGTCATGTTCGCGTATATCGCGACAACGGAAACTCTGGGAAAGCAGGTTTTTCTACAGCCACAGCCTCATCCAAAGGGACACAAAGCGCACAAGCTTCGTTTTATTGTCTTAATGTTGATGACGGTTCAGCGGGTCAGGCTCTTACTAACCAGTTCACTAATAGTGGATTGACTGTTCAGCTGCCTAACTATACCCGCTTTAGGTTTCAAACAACTTCCCCAGCAAATTCCACTGCTCTTAGTAGCAGTGATGGATCTGACATCGATGCATACGTGCTAGAAGTCAGCTCATCTCCTGTAGTGGAGACAAACTCATCTACAACACAAACAATTTGGGCATATTCTGGAATTGGGACGGACTTCGGTCTTTACTTTTTCCTCAACTGTCCAGTTGTGTGGCAATACGCCACTTACCCCG